TTCCAAATACATTAGCTCCATTTATAGTGAGTCCTGCAAAAGCATTACTTCCGGTGTTAATTACCATAAAAACTGTATAAGCACTAAGATTAATAGTTGTTGTAAAACTACCTCCTAATAAGGCAGTTTTACTACCAATAAATTTAGGAACAATTAAGGGTTGATTTGCGACTGTATTCTGAACAAAATCAGTTCCTCCACTAACATAATTATACATAGTTTTACAATAGCCCCCAACATTCTGTATATTATCAGTGTCGTAGTCATATATAAGACCATTCTTATATACAAGTTCTGCAACAGGTTTAGATAGTATCTGATTTCCTGTACTATTTATAAATTGCTCTCCAGATAATTGTTTAATTGATTTTATCATGATATTATCTTTTGTAGAATAATATGTAACTTAATACTTGTTGTGGTACTTACATAAAAATATACTGTTTTTACGGATGTACTTATCATTGAGTCTAATTGTATATATGTTAAATCATGATATACATTAGCAACAGTACCAACATTATAAGCAGCAATTATATCACTTCCAGCATCAACGCCCTGAATTGTTGTTGTCATAGTAGCTGTTACTCCACTATTAACATCTGCAAATGTAGCATCAGTTTCACTTCTAAAATAAATTGAAGTAAATGTTATTGTTGTTCCTGAGCCACCTGTCACATACCCAGTGAAACCACTAATTCTTATAGTACTTGCAACACTTGTTGTTGATTGGCTTCCTGCAACATATATCGGAAAAGTTACACCATTTAAAACAATGTTTAACGTTCCACCGTCAGAATCACTACCTCCTGTTATAAATAATTGAGATACTTCAGCGGTTGCAGTACTACCAGCTTGTATATTTCCTCCAGTAGTATTTTGAGTTTCACTAATAATGCTTTTTATTTTAAATTTAGCAGGTATAGTAAAAGTTGAACCATTAGTAACTATTTGGCTTGTATAATAAGGTATATACGTTACATCAGATATAATTACTTCTGCGCCAATTGATTTTCTTAATCTTATCCATTTATGAACATTTGAAGCTGTATTTGATGTACATAAATAATAATAGTCACCTTCTTCGAAAGACATTCCTACATCACCATACCCAGCATTAGTAATCGTATAATCGCCACTACTTGACCAATTTGCAGTTGTAACCAACGCGGATCTAATAAGTCCACCAAGTGTTCCGCCAGAATCTATAAATTCAAATGCAAAATATCTTATCCAAGAACTTCCGGTATATACAACAAATCCAGTTGTACCATTTTGAAATGTGCCAAAATGTATGTCTCCACTTGTACCGGCTATTACAGTTCCAACATATATTTTACCTTGCCAATTACTTTCAGTCGCAAATGGTAGATATGTGCTTGTAAAATCTCCAATTGTATAATTAGATACCTGTGTTAAAATTTCAGTTGGGGCATTAGACACATTACCAATTAATACAGTACCACTTGTTAATGTAGCAGCAATAGGATCACCATTACTATCTGTCATTAACCATTTACTTAAAATACTTGGAATTCTAACTTTCCAAGTACTTACTTTAGGAATAAGTGAATTACCACTCGGAAAAAATCTACTCATAGTTACCTCCTAATTGAAATATGTTACTGTTATATCTTCTCCATTAACTCCAGCTAGAGCATAAAGTAGATTAGTATTAGATATAGTTAATTCTATACTATCTGTAGGATATAATAGAATTCCGCTAGTCGTTGTTAATGTACTACCACCTATTCTAATCCAACTTGTATTTGTTTCTAAAGCTGTTACTATAACTTTTTTACAAGAATTAGACGCATTACTTATTTGTGTAGCAGTAACATTACTAATACTTGTGTTTGAAATATGAGTAATAGTTGTAGGAATATTTCCAGATGAAGACTTTAAATTAACATCTATTGCTCCAGATGTTGATGTAATAGCTTCTGTACTACTATTAACTTTTACATTATGATTATCTGCAAGTTGTTTAGCAGATGTAGCTAAATTTGATACATTAATCATATTAGATACACTAACACTACCATCAACTGTAATAGTATTACCACCATCTTGTATATTAACAGCATTAATACCACTAGCATTTTTAACTTCAACATCTAATCCACGTTGTCCTGCTATATTAGAAGTAGAACTAAAGGCATTTAAATCTTTATCTTTTATAATACTATCTACATTTAATGTAGAATCTGTTATATTGACATTTACTACAGCTTGTCCTGTAATATCAGTTAATACAACAGGTATAGGAACATTTGCATAAGGAGCAATAGTATCTAATTGTACTGGCGTTTTAGTACCATCTTTTAATATATATAATTGTGTACTTAAACTATTATCACTTGCATTAATCACACTATCTATTTTACCATTTAATGAGATTATCTCATTTTCTATATCAGCACTATTAACTTCAGTAGTAGTCATACTACCACCAGTAATAGTAACTCCAGTTATAATTAATCCATCTGTATTTATCTTTTTAAGTTCATCAGCAGTTCTAGCTGTATTATCACTTATTCTTGAAAATTCATCCATGTTTAGATATTATTTAAATTATTGTATTTGTATAATAGGTCTTAATACTTTAGTAAATTCATTTTTACCTACTACAATTGATCCAGCTATTATCATGTAATTTCCTAAATAAGTATAATAATGCCAACTAGAATCATAATACATTATAGCATTATTTATAGTAGTAGATGTACTTCCTGTATGTATCACATTTACAGGGGAATCAACACTAGTTAATAACATAGTTACATAATAAACATCTCCTTGTACTAATCCTGTATAATTAAAATTAACTTCTATATTATTAGCACCGAATGCTTCTAAATCAGTACTAGTAGTAATTTTACCATCAATTGTTGGAGTTTGACTTACACTAACTTGAGATACTAATGTTCCACTATATGTTCTTAATTCTGCGGTAACTGTATTTATCTTTTTTAAAGTACTAGGAGGTGCATTATTTTGTAAATAAATAGCATCTAATGATATAGTCAAAGCTATATTATAGTCATCAGCAACAAAATATTGTCTAATTCCTGTAATAGATGGTAAACTTCTAATTACATAATTATGATCCCATTGTGTTATATCTTTTATTAACATATTATGATATTGTTACTGTTATAGCATCAAAAGTATAACTTCCTAAAACAATCCCTATTGACGTAGGTACAAAATGTAGTCGTACTATATCTAAATAAGTTAATGGTATATTACAATCAAAACTACCATAAAAATAACCACTATTAGGATAATCAGGTAAAATTCCTACTAATGTATCCACTCCATTTATATTAATATATAAAGTCCATGTTACATAATATGTATCAGTATTACCTTTGTAGACAATATTAGTAATAGAAGTACCATCTAGTCCACCATTAATTATAAATTTATCACTATATGTATCTGATGACATATAACTAACAGATATGTTATTATAAAATAAATAACATCCTTGTCCTATATCACCTTTATCTCCTTTTAAATCACTAAGTAATACTAGATCATTCCAAACTATATCTCCTACATATCTCCATTGTATATAAGTTGAACTTTTTTGTAGCTCTACTTCTCTACCATCAGATCCATTTGCTCCATCACTACCATTAACTCCATCAGTACCATTAGTTCCATTTGTACCATTAACACCATCAACTCCATTTGCTCCATTAGTACCTCTAATATTTACTGCATTAGTTATACTAGTATAACCAGACGTTCCTAAATATGTATTTGGTTCTATAGGACTAATAGGAGGTAAACCAGCACCACCAGTCCATTGTTTAAATTTAAGTACTTCTTCTGTAGCACTTTTAATTACAACTTGAAATATTGGACTCCAACCTTTATCACCAGTATCTCCTTTTTGTCCTTGTTGTCCTGCTACTCCAGTAAATACTCCATAAGAATAATATGTTTTAGGCTCACTATCATTAACTGTCATTATTAAATGTCCAGCTAAATTTTCTACTTTTGTAGTAGTACCTATTAAATATACATTAGGATTATCAGATGCAGTTCTATTATCTGTCATTACTACATGGAAATATGGTTCTATTACAGAAGGTATTTTACCAGAATTATTATCTAATAATAAATAGCCACTATCTGTACTAACATCCCCTGTACTATTAACTTGAAATGCTTGCCCATTAGCACCTGTAGCACCTTTTACTACTCCTACATTTATAGTTGATAAATCACTTTTAATTAATACTAATTCTCCATCTATATTAACAGAACCAGATATAATACTTATACCATCTGCACCATTAGTACCATCTACTCCATCATTACCATTCGCACCATTAGTTCCATTATTTCCATTAACTATAGTAAATGGATCAGTATCTATAATACTACCATCTGCTAATGTAAATCTTAATTTATAATTACCCATATCAAATTTGTATTAATTCAATTGTTAAAATTTGTGACTGTGGTACTAGTGGAATAGGAACTGTCCATTTACCACTTAATCCTACTTTCTCACGTCTATATCTATGTCCAGTTAATGTAACTCCATTTACTGTATGATCGACTGGAATATATATATTTTCCCATACCCATACAGACTCATTACCATTAGGATATTTACCATTTTCAAAATATGAAGCTGGTACATCACCATGACTCCATTGTACATATAATTTATGACTACTTTCTATATTATATGGATTATTATCAGAATATGTTTCAGCCATTATGTTTTAACTTTGTTTTTCCACTTTTAGTATTAAATACCCATTCGTCATTTAATTTGTCATAATAACAAATACCAGGTTCAGTATTATTTTTATATACTGTACCATTAACTCCTAAATCTAATGGGTATTGTATTCTATATACACCTTTTAATAATAGTGCCCTATCCACACTATCTCTACCTAAATCTCGTATATCTTCCATTACAACATCTAATAATTCTTTACTAACCTTCTCATCAAGTTCTTTTAGTAAATTATTTTTAATATCAGTTATAGTTTGTACTACTTGATGAATAAGTTCTACTATATTTTCTGTTGTAGGATACTCTTTTTCCTTTTCTATATTATACGCTTCTTTTATTTGTCGTATTAATTCTTTAATTAAACCTGAAAAAAGAGTACTGCTTGATACAGTACTCGAATCTTCTGGTTTATCTTTATATTTAATTAACTTAAACTCATCCATTAAAATATTTTCTTTTTATTTGGGGTATCTACATATAAATTACCATTATCATCTGCCATAAGTTTAGCACCATAACTAGTACTTCCTAATTTAATATAGATACCTTCAGTTGTACTTTCTCCTGATATAGTACCACCATTACTTATAATAATATTATCATACGAAGTATTCTCATCTACTTTACTATTTAGTGCGGTTTGTAAATCAGATTGAGCACTTATATTTCCAGTAATATCACCCCATGTAGCGGAAGCATTACTAGCACTTTTTAAATATCCTAATCCTGTTATAAAAGTATCAAATTTAGCTTGATCTATAGTTGCACTAGTAGTAATTTTATTTCCTATAGCATTTGCAATTACTTGTACTGTTATACAATTAACTCCATTTCCTGCACTAGTACCAAACATATTAACTTGTCCTGCTAATATAGGACTAGTATCACTATCAGTAATTCCAGTAACTACACTATTAGCTAAATCTTTAACAGTTAGTTCTCCACTACCATTAAATTCTATAGTAATATCATCTACTTTAACATTAATAGTATCATTTAATATCTCAACACCTGCTAAATTATTACAAGTATTATCATTAAGTTTATTACCAGTTACTCCATTATCAGGAATTTCTAATCCACCACTAGCATTAAATCCAATTGTAGACGCATCGACTATTACTTCTAATCCAGTACTATTATCTACATCTATACCTTTATTAGTATTTACTACTGTAGGGTTTAAATGTATAGCACATATACCATCATTACCTGTAGTATACGGTTTTACTTTAATTGCTGTTAAATTATTAGCAGTTAAACTAAGTTCATCTGCTACAACATTAACACCATTAACATCTGTAGATATACAGTCTCCTTCTTTAACATAGATATTTTCATATCCATCAGTTTCAGTTATTCCTCTATCAGCCGATGTTTCTAACCCTGTAAAATCCGTTCCTGTAGTAGGTGATACAATATCATCAACATGAACTATAATTTTATCCCTTGTTTCTCCATCAAAAGTATTGTCACTTTCATAAGTTAATCCATCTGATATAATATCTCTAACATATACTTGAATATTATTATATGAATCTGATGCACTAGTATATACTTTTAACCCATACCCAATTAATTCACTAGCATTAACGTCAATTTCTGTTCCTGTATTAGTTAATCCATCATTAAATATAGTAGTATCAAATTTATCAGTTGTAATAGATTCATCTATAATTTCTAATTTACCACCATCTATACCAATTGTTCCTATACCAGTAATATTAGCGTTTCCATAATCTGTTACAAAATTATCTAAATAACCTATATTAGTACTACCACTAGTTTCAGCGATTCTATGGTCATTAGCAGCAATTGATAAAATTTCTATATAAGATCCGTTAATACAAGTATATAATTTACCAGTAGTGTCAGTACCACCAGATAAACCTTGTGCTAAATTAATACCTAAATATGTATATGCACCTGTACCAATTGTAGCACTAGCATTCCAATATTTAGCAGTTAATCCTTTATCTGTTGCACTTACATAAGCTTTAAATGTAGGTAGATCTCCTTCATTAGCCCAATATGTTCCTGTATCATCAGTATCGTTTAATATATGATTACCTAATGATAAGAATGTAGTTAGTCCACTAGCACCTATAGAAGATACTCCTGTACATCCACATCCTAATGTTGTACCAGTTGTTCCAGTAGTAGTTGAGCAACTAGGTTTAGTATCAAATGCACCAGTTCTATCTATTGTTATACCAGATCCGGGTATACCTTGAATACCATTATTTCCTCTAATGGAATCTAATAATATTAAATTAGTCCATGTAGTTGAGCCTACTACTCTCCACTGTAAATACTCATCAGTAGTTTGTAATTCTATATTTTTACCATTTTCAGCTACAATATATTCAGGGATTTGCCATTTAGTATCTCCAGCATGACGTACTTTTCTATATTTATGTCCTGCTAATGTACCTACTCCTGTAATAGTATTTAAATGTTCATTAGGATTAAATGATACTTCGAAATTAGTTTGACCATCAGCACTATATAATATTTCTTCAATATATACTATAGTCCCATCATATAATCTAAAAATTCCTTTATCGTTTGATATTTGGTTTGCCATTATTTATTAATTATTAATAATATTCTATTCAATTTATCTAATGTATTATTACATTCAACTTCATTACCTTCTGCTGCAACTTGTCTTAAATAGTCCATTAGAGTAATTGCTATTCTTACTTGCTCTACATCTCCATCACACGTATCTCCTGTAAAAGTAATATCATAGTTACCAACTTGAACATTATATCCTGTACTAGTTATTAAGTCATTAATTTGTGATTCAATAGTAGAATATACACAAAATTTATGTTCTTTACTAATAATATTATTAATAGTCCAAGTTAAAGTATACATTCCATCTGGTAATATTTGCGAATTTCCTAATCCTAATACATCACTAGTAATCTCATATATTTCTTTATCTCTATGATAAGTTAATACATGATTTAAACAATCTAATCCTAAGACTTGTTCATTTGGTATTTTACTACATACTACATCTAACGACATTTGATATATATCTCCTATAGTATCAACTTGTGTAGATAGTGTATTATCAAATACCTTTATAGTATAATTGTCGATTTGCTCTAAATAAAAGTCTAGTTCCATAATATTAAAAAAGGGTAGCCCAACTATAAGTTAAACTACCCTTTGAAAATTAAGTTATATACTATTAATATGTAGTTACAGCGGTGGCTTGATCTGCTAAAGTACTAGGCAGAATAGCATCTAAAACTGTTACATAACCATAACCAGTAGCAGTAGCTTTAGTTTCTGCTAAACTAACGGCAGAAGAACCATTATCTGTATAAGTTACAGGAATAGCTATAATAACATTATTACTATCATTAATTACATTGATAGGGTTATCTTTATACTGTTTTCTGATTTCCATGTTAAGTATAGAATATACACAGGAACTACCATTCAAATCAGATACTAATTGACGATGTAGTTTTTCAGTTGCGATACTTTCACGATATTGTTTCTCAACTCCATGAAATCCTAAGTTTTCATGTTCAATTTCACTAACTCGTTCATAAGTACCTACTCCTTCAAATGCTCCAAAATCAGGTATAATTGTACCTGCTTTAACATAAGTAGTAGTTGTAGTAGTTAAACCTTTTTTATCAATGCCTATATTACCAACTGCATAAGTTCGTACTTGACCAGTTACATTAGTATTAGTTTGAACATCAAATCTAGTTTTTCTATATAGCCACAAATTAGTAGCAAATATCTTAGATAAACCAGTTATTTGTAAACCAAATTTAGCAGTATTATAGTTAGCAACTGTTCCTACATAAGTAAAACAAGTTGTTGCACTTGTGCCACTATATACTGTAGCTGTTGTACCTTGATATGGGCACATTAAGTTACCAGTATGTGCAGTAGAATCATAATCTTTTACAACATATAATTTACCAGCAATACTTAAAATAACTCCAGCAACCATAGATGCATCTGCTGCACCACCTAATACAAAATATGTACTTTCATTAGTAACTGCGATAGTTGTATTTAATGCAGTTTTACTACCAGCCCCACAATCACTGATTACTTCAATTTTAATTGGAATATCAACATGTGAATACCCAGTAATAGTTTTTACAAAAGATTTATAAATAATATCTTGTAGTGCCATTACGATTTCAGCTTGAGATACACCTGTAGAAGATAAACCTAAAGCTAATTGACTATTACTACCTTGTACATAAGATGCAGTTTTTGGTCGATCTACTCCCATATAGAAAGGATCATCGTTTCTCCAAATACTTACTTGATATGTTCCAGTAGATGTCAAAGTACTAGTAAATGTACTATCAGTTCCATTATAACCTACAAATGTAGATTGTTCTAATGCAGGTCTATAAGTTGATACTTTATAGTTAGTAACATCTGCAACAGGAATTGACACTGATTTATATACTGAACCATCTTGTCGTGCTCTAATAACGATAGTATCAGCAGTATCACTAGCATTAAGGACTAATCCTAATTCATTAGTAACTACAATTGCACCATCTTCAATGTATGTAGCTGTAGTAGTAGCATCCCAAATTTGAGAGTTAGCTGTTCCATCAGGAGCAGTCATAGTACTACGTTGTACAAATACAGTTTTTAAATTTGAATCCATTTATTTAATTGTTATTGTTAGTCTATTTATTCGTTTTCTTTATTCTCTTTATCTACAACTTGATATTTCTGTATACTTGGGATAATAGCTTCTGCCGCAAATCTTAATGCTAATTGTATCACTTCATAATGAACTTGTGGATGCAATTCGCAATGAACTTGCTTGTCTGGTCTTACATAATCCACCACTATTTCATTTGGTTTCTTTATATAAGTAACATTATACTTCTCTACTTCCCAACCTTTACCAGGTAATAGTTGTAATATCCTACTTCTAGTACCATTAAAATACCAGTCTGGGTTAATTAAAGGGGTTGTTGTACTACTATTACGCGCAGCAGTGCTTGAACGAAATTCATTAGTATTCCTATATGATAATAGAGATGTTGGTAATGATTTACCAAATTCTTTCTTCCATACTAAATCAAAATAAGGTTGCTTAAACGAATTATAGATTTGGTCATTGTACAATTCGTTAGGAATATTATCTACTCTAACATTGTATCGCCATTGTTTATTTGTTCCTGTACCGTATGATAAATCACAGTTCTGAGATACTATGAATAAGACTTCATCACGAAGCTCAACTAATACACCGTATTTCATGTCCTCTGCATCTGTGATTGTACCATACGTAGTTTCATTATCTGTTATACCATCAGCGTCTTTATCAGGATTTCTCATAGCTCCATTAACATAAGTACCTCTTACGAAGTCTCCATAATTAGTACCACCTATATCTCGTATTTTAAAATACAAGTCAGATGTAGTGCCTAATAATGGTGCTAAGTCTAATATTCGTTTATTATCACTTTCTAAACCTTTTTGTTTAGTATTTCCATCAGGAAATGTACGTTTATTAATAAAGTCAGTCATTCCCATATTTAAAAAGAATGACTTTTCTCTACTATTAAACTGTCGATTTGTTCCAGTACTAGCTTCGAATAATAGTTGTAAACTATCACCCATTGAGTTAGCTGTCATATCTTATTTTAATTGTAACTTTATTTGTGCTTTAATATGCTCTCGTTTAATTTGATTAGCCGGATTACGTAAAAAATCTTCAACATCTTTTAAACTCTTACCTATTACTTCATTTACTGAATTAGTATATTCGTTCAATGAACTATTGTATTTAATCTCCCCAATTGAAAGTGCATCTTGAATAACCAATTTTAATTCGTAACTAGCTAAATCTTTTTTAACCATTTCTACTAATTGATGTACCCTAGTTCTACTTTCTCTTGATTTAATCAAACCTTTTATTTCATTATAAATCCAATCTGAACTAGCAGATTGTTTATCTATTCGTTTATTAGTTTTAAAGATTAAATTAAATGTACGTAAGAAATTATATAATTTTTCTTTATTATCTTCAATAGTGTAAAGGAATTTAAGACAATCATCTTCAACTTTATTACCATCTCTATCAGATGTTTCTTGTACTTCATCATCATCTAAATAAAACCAATGTTCTGCTTTATAATGTCCTTCTGGATTTTTTTCACTAGCTACTTCTGGTGCAACTAAACACACTCTCCATGCTAAGAAACCATCTGGAGTACCTAAATCTAATTCTGTAAAAACATCACCAATATCATCTGAATTTTTACTAACTTGAATTCGTACTTCATTTAAGTAGTTATCATTTGGTTTATTTATATCCAAATTAACTCCTAATGCTTTTTCAAGATACTCTCGTTCTTCCCATGTTAATGGCTCTACAAATCTACCATTGTCATATTTAGGGCATATAATACTTCTTGATGTCCCAGTTAGCATTATTTGTTCACTCTTGATTCTATCTCTATCAGTTCCTACAATAAAAGGAGTTTTTCTCACAGGTACAGGACGTACTTTTACTATTTTTCCAGGTATTAAACAGGATTTAGGTGTAGTATTTTCTACTACACCTTTTCCACTAGCACTCGAATTTGTCATGACTTTTTCTTTTTGTATTTATTATACTATGTTTTTATTATCTGTAAAGAACAGCAGGTATTAATCTAATAACCTTAGTAGGATTCCAAATAATAGAACCAATCCAAGACATATAATGGATAACATCCATATCTGTTTCAGTTGATACTATAGCTGGCATCTTTTCAGAACCACGAGATCCAAATGCTGATCTAATACCTAATTGTAATGCGTAAATATCATTCTCACCTTCTAATTCTACACGTTGGATATTTGGACGACCATTAGTAGTACCAAAGTCTAAAATATCATATTCGTATGAACTAGCACGACCACCATTTTGATATAACAATTTATTACGAGTTGGATTATCTTTATGTGGAGCATGCATGAATGTTACTTTAACACCATTAACATCAGCATAACCAGTAATCTGACCTAAGTTTACATGAACTTTATTACCTGACCATTGATAAGCACGACCAGTAGTATCCCCCATATAAGCTGGAGTTGTATATGTAGAAATCAAATCTCTACGTAACATTTTATGCAAATCTACTAGACCATATTCACCTGCCATAATTGTAATAGCACGTTTATCTTCAGGCACTTTAGTTACAGATGCATCCAAAATAACTTTAGTGATATAATCTACTGATAAACCACCTGGATAGTATGGGTGAATATTACCTGCTGACATAAGTTCATATAATCCTGAACCTTCATCTGCTGGCATACCTGTTTGTGAATCTACGTTAGCAGTTGTTCCATCAGCTAATTTGTTAGATTTGTCATACAAGAATTTTTTAGCTCTATCAACTCTGTTCATTTTTAAAAATGTGTACCAATATGCATCAAACCAAATTTTGTGTTGATTACCATCAGAATCTAAGAATTTGAACATATAAACATTATCACCATATTTACCTTCACGATAAACTGAACCAGGTACTTTAATCATAGTACGGAATTGAGACATTCTATTCTCAAATTCAAATGGACTAGTAAATGTAGGTTGATAACCATCACGTGAAAAGTCATTTGCAACCAAACCACCATCACCTGACCATCTTGTTCCAGCTTTTAACTCTTCTTTAGGAATATATACCCCATCAGAACCAGTTAATTGACACCTGTATCTCCAACGTCCAGCTTCAATCATTGTAGGTTCTTCAAGAATCCATAATCTATATAGATCAGGTTTCATACCTACGATATGTTGTTTACTACCAAACAACTTTTCTCCAAAATCTAAGAAGAAATCTGTAGAGTTTGCACCAATATAAGGTGTAGATGTACCTACAGGAATACTACCTGATTTATCTTCCCATGCTTGAATTAAAGGAATATTCTTCTCTGTCATACCAACACCTAACCAACGATATACTCTATCTTTAGCTTTAAATACAGGATATTGATTTACATGAGAAATAATATCGTCTCCAAAAGTAGATTCGAACATTTTCTCTACCATATCAGATGCATAATAAGGCATCTTTTTATACATATTGGCTAAGTGGGTTTCCATTGTTAACCCAGTATGCCATTGACCCTCATATAATTGAAAGGGTCGAACTTGACCTTTTTGTACTGCCATTGTTATTTATTTATTGAGTTTAAAATTTTACCGTTTAGCAAACGTTTTCATGTAACTCTTAGCGATACTTCCACCAATGTCATCATCATTATTAGTTAAATCAACATTAGTCTCACTACCTTTACTAGGATTCTTTAAGAACTGTGACTTTAACTCCTTAACTTTACCTGTTTCAATATTCTTTATAATTTTATCCCAATTTCCATCTAAAATACCATAATGTGCTAATGCAGATAATAATATTCTACTTTTTACTGGGTCTTGTGATAATTTATTAAATACATCATTAGATACTGCTAATTTAGTAATTGCTTTTTTGTCACTTTCTTTAAGTTTAATCGTAGGAATAAGTTCTTCAGATTTTAGAATAGTACTAGAAATATTATGGTATAATATCTTTTCTTGATCTACTCTTTTTTGTTCTTTTTCTTTAGCTTCCTTTTTTAACGTTTCTTTTTGTTGTTTACTTTGTTTTTGAAGTTTAGGATATATTTTTTCTACTTCAATATTAAATTCTTCTAAATCTTTTGCACGTTTCATATTACGCATAATATCTTCATCGTCCATATCTTTAGTTTTATAAAAATCAATATATGCTTTTTCTTTAGCTGTTTGATCTTCTCTAATTTTATCAAATTCTATTTCATCATAATTATTTTCTTTAACTGTTTTAAAGAAATTTAATGCGTCCCCTCCTTCTTCTAAATACGTAAGTAAACCATTATATTTACTATCCATATAATTATGATAATCATTTTTATATGCGATAGCTTCTTGTTCAAATACATTTAACAAATCTTCATCAGATTCTACATTTTCTGGTAAATCTATAGTAAGTACTTCTTTCTCTTTTAACCTTTGGAGTATAGGATTATAATCTAATTCATAAGTAGGAGCTTCTACTTCTGCTTTTTTATTATCCTTTTTAGTTTCTACTTTTTTCTCAGATTGTTTAGTCTTTTTATCTTTAGATGTAGACTTGGGTTCTTCTTGTTCATCTTCATCATCATTCTCTGGTTTTATAACATCATCATCATCTTCTGTAGATAAAAGAACTTCTTCTTTTTCTATAGGTTTCTTTTTAGATGTAGCTTTAATAGTCTTTTCTATTTCTGCTGTTTTATCTATAATTTCACCACCTTTAGGAACACTAGATATATCAGTTCCATCTCCTTCAAACATTTTAGGTAGATTAAATATATCATCATCATCTGGAATAACCAATGTTACTTGGTCGTCATCATCATAAATAGATTTTGCCATTTTTTTTAAATCTCACAAATTTAATTATATTAATTGTCATTTTACAAATTTTTAGAGTCAAAATAAACTTTAATTATAGCTATTGACACTATATTTTTATTACAAATAGATAACTATTAATTAGTTGTACTTTTTTTACTATGAGCTATCTTTAATTTAGTCTGATTATCTTTTTCAGTCAAGTCTAACTGTAGTTTACGATCTTTTTCTGATTGTGTTGCATCATGTGTTCTTTGTTTTTCTTTATCAGTATTAACTAATTCTTGTTTTTTTAATTCTATATTATCATCTATACCATTTAAATTAGTATCTTTATAATATTGACCAAATACATCAGCATTAGCTTTATCTTGTAATTGCAATTGTAATTTCATCATATCAGTTTCTCTTTGGAAAGCCATTTCTTCTAATTTATTTTTATGCTGTAATGCTAACATTTCTCTTTGTACATCTAATTGTTTTTGTTGCATTTGTAATTGTTGTTGCTGATTTTGTTGTTCCATTTCTATCTTTTTATTTTCTCCAACTTTTAATCTATTAATCATATCAGTTGGACTATTTGACAACATCATTTCAGCTACATCAGATATTTGTACTGACCCATTTTGTACAGCTCTACTTAATATATCACCTTTTAATATACGTTCAAATTCTTGTAATTTATACGAATTAGTTATTTGTATATCATATTCTGCTTCTGAAAATAATGCACCATCAATCTCTATTAGTTTTATTTGTTGGTCATCTAGTATATTTTGTACTAATACTTTTTTATCTTTTAAACACCATTTAGCTTGTTCTAAAAAGAATCTTAATACATCTAGTTTAAATTCCTCATGCATATTAAACAAATCCTCTGTTTGAGTTGCTGAATACGCTACAGCTTGATTACTTGTACCTAATCCTTGAGAAGGTGCTATATCACCTTGTCTTTGTGGGCTAACTCCACTAAGTTTATCTATTTTAGATTCTATATACTCTAAATATCTTATTATTTGGTCAATCTCAGTAGTAGCAGTCATATCTATATAACCAGTTTGAGACTGCATATTACCTACAGCATGTCCTTTATTATCTTCTTGAAAACTATTACGTAGTGCTATACGATGTGTTTTTATAAAATTAAACCAACGTTTTAAATCCCATTTACTACCATCTTCCATCATACCTGTAGGAATACTAGCAGTATCTATATTGGCAATTCTACCTAAGTTAGTTAACCATAGGTGTTTTAACTTTTTAGCATATACTATATATTCATAAGCAAATTCTTTAATAGAATCTACTATACTATATGCTCTACCACTATTAATATTAGATACTATACCTACATAAGGTGGTCTACATATTGCTGGATTAGTTATACTTCTATACTGAACTTCATTAACTTTAATATCAGCATAAATATCATATCCTATTTTAATACCAGACATCCACTCATTTATCCAAAACCAATCTACAGTTTCTCCAACATCTTTATTAACTTTATACCATTCAGGTACAAATTTATGCTGAGTCTCTCCAAATTCATCTGGATAACTTAAATCACCAATTTTACGTTGAGACAACCAATTTACTCTTACTACTAGAATATTACCTTGTCTATCATACCATGTATAACCAAATGGGGAAAATCCTGTTTCAGAATATGACATATCATCTAATGGTAACATTACATTGTGTATATTTACAAATGGTGCTACTTGTGCAGTTTTAATTAAACTACCACTAGATGTTGTCCCATAATTAAGATAATTTTCTAATTTAATTAAATCTTCTTCTTTTATCTTTTTACCAAATTCTGTTAATATAGCAGATATACTATAGTATCCCCATTCTACTATAATAGTAGCATCTTGTATTTTATTAGACTGCCCATTACCATACCACATTATTTGTAATGGATTAGTTTTTCTTATATAAGGCTCACCGTTAGCATCTCCTATATATACAGATTCTTCAGCAGCTATACATAAATCTTTCCAACAATCATTCATCTTCCATTTAAACTGTTGTTTAGGTAGAAAATGTTTTAATGTATTATTAGCCATTGTTTCATGTATAGTCTGAGCATCTTTATTTTTCCATTGTAATAGTTGCTCAGTTCGTTTCTTTACTTCATCTTCACTTAATTGCTCTTGTAATAATTCATCTAAAAATTTATTAACTTTATCTTTAATAAGTCTTTCCTTCTCACTTACTGCATCTGCATTTACTACATAAGCTCTAGGATCAAAATTACGTTTTAATTCTTCACCAAATAATGTCTTTAATGGTGCTAATATAATAGCATACCCATCTGAATCTCCAAATAATTCATATACATCATCATCCATATCATCCTGTTCCAACATTAATGGATTAAGATGTGCTAGTAATTTTTTCCTATCAAATTTGCCATGAACTATACTATAGTTCTCTACTTTATCTTGCTTACTCTTTCTCATATAATCATTTGTGTAGAGTACTTTATTAATACCGCCATCTACACAATCTTTTTGCCATTTTTCATCTTGTTTCTTCTCAGTATCAACTAATTGACTTGGGAATACACTAGATGTAATACTTAAACCTGTTATCATTATTTTAATTATTAAATTTCAATTACCAGCAAAGATAATTATAAATTCTCATAAAAAAAAATTGGTATAGATAATTTTTTTAATTATGTACTTTTATCATACCATTTCTATCTATAGTTATAGCAGGTTGTTTAGTTCTATTACCAGATAATTTATGCCAAAATGGATCATTTAATACACTTTTATGAGTATTTGTTCTATCCTGAACTATCTTAACTTTTTCCTCTAAATGTAATAATGCATAACTTAATGCGTCTATTCTATCATAATTACCTTCTTTACACCACTGTTCCATTTCTTGTAGTAATGGAATACTTCTGATAGTGTTACACATGAATCGTGTCTTTACTTCTCCATTTTCCGTTACTTCATTCTCTATAACTTCTTCCATCCATTTTATTATATATTGTCTACCTAATGCTTTAACTTGCCCACGTGGGTCAGATTTAACACCTATATTATTACCCATTCCCCTAGCACCTATATTCATATCCCTAAATAATGATGGAGTTTCAGCTAATAAATGTGTACAATTATATTTATTAAAATGTTCAAATACACCTACTATATTTACTTCTAATAGTGTTTGACAATTATAAAATAGTAATAATCTACGTAATTGTTCATAAAATGTAGCAGCTAATCTTGGTCTACCTGTATATTCAGCTACTATACGTCTAGTAAATCTATTTAATATAAATGTACTAGCTAATGAAAAATTATCCTTCACATCATCTCTATCAAGATTAATAGGATCTGTTCCTGCTACATACCATCCAAAACCTATTTTTCCTTTACTATCTGGTACAGGCATTTCATAAATAACTATACACCCATCTTGTTCCTCTAGTCGTTTACCCTTTTTAGTATCAAATTCCATTATAGGTTTTAATATGGGGTTTACTTTAAAGTCTACTATACCATCAGTTTTAATTATCATCTCTCCTACATAAGCACTCCCTTTATATATAGGATTAACCATTAACTCTGCTTTTTGTTCACGTATCATTTGTAGATCAAATGGACTACCATCAGTTCGCATAATAGCATCATCTATAGTAAATGGATGCTCTGCCATTCTTTGTCTTAATACTAATGGATTACCTTTTTTAGTCTCTCTTTCTTTTAACTCAGATTGTAGTGCAGTACATATGTCTGAATTACCATGTTTATCTATATTACCTTCTCTACATATATAATCTGGTACAAAAAATCCTATTCGTTGTCGTATCCTATTTCGTTCCCATATATTAGGTATTCCATATATATTAAAACTATTAGGATCTCTAGTCATACGCTCTAACCCCTCAAACCCACTACCAATTGTGCCACCAGTTCCAAACGATATTAACTGTCCATACACATAGTCTCCAGCTTCTACAGAACTCCTACTAATCTCCCATGCTTGTTGTATACATGCATTATTACCTGACTCTTCGTATAATATTAATTGACCCCTAAGCCCTCTCATTTTATCTGGCTTACCTTCTAGTGTTATAGCTATCATTTCTGACATATAACCTTTTTGTATTTTATTACCAGTTTCAGGATCAGTTTCCCAATATGATGTTCTTCTTAACTCATCAGTATCTTTTACTTGACGCCTTTTACCAAATGCTGTAAATTCATCTATAAATGCTAAATGTTCCGATACCTTATTAATTAAACCATCTTTTTTAGTTAGATAATCCCATGATTCCGCCACAGCATATCCTTTACTCTTTGGTATCATATAAAAATTACGAGTTAACATACTCATAGCTTTAAATGAAAAACCAATACCTCTTTTCTTTAAACAACTAGCATGTTGCCCACGATTTCTAGCTTCATCTACATATAAAAACCAAAAATAGTCTATATCATATATATCAGGTAATGCATAAGTACGTTCTGACATTACTTTACCAGTTATAGGATTTTTACCTATTTCTTTTACTCTATGTATTGGACTAAATGTTAAATACCAATAATAATATCCTGTTATTTTCCATATTTGTCTATCTATATCACAATCTATACCATCTATACATTTACGTTGTTCTGACTCCCAAAATTTAAAATATGCACTATCTGGGTGTCCATTATATCGTAAATTAGTATAATATCCATTTTCTTGAAAGAATTGTCTAGTAAGCAAAAATGGAGAGAAGTCTGGTAACTTTTCTCCATTACAAAAATGCTGTACTATTTTATATTCAAAACTATCTGGTGGATATGACTGCCCTAATGTAGTTGATAACTCATTATCATCTATTGGTATAGGGATATTAAATTCTATTATATTTTCTGGTATATCATATTTCTTTATAACTTTTTCCATAGTACCCCTTTCTGTAATCTTTCTACAGGAATATAACTATTAGGATTAGTACTATTAACTCTACATTTATATCTATTTATTCTATATTTAAAATTAATAGGCTCATCTATTAACTCTATTTGATATTTTCCTGTATTATCAACTAATACATTACCTTTTCTAAAATATTCTTTGTCGTCACATTCAAAATCTATATAAAAATATCCATAATTTATACCAGGCATTTGATTATGTATTCCTACAAAATCAATTCCTCCTCCTACTCTTTCATAAGCAAAGTCTATTGGGTAATATTTATTACTCATATTAAATATTTATTTGTTTGTCCATTTTATGATTTTCAAATAATCCTATTCTACCACCACCTCTAACTTTACCTTTGTCTGTCTTTTCTTCTTCTTCCATTTGTAGTAACTCTTGTAACCCTTTACGTACTCCTGCCATCTCTTTTAAATTTCGCATTAAGTCTGTTGCCTTATGAATAGGTTTTCCTGTATCAGTATCTCGTTCATTTAAATCTATTTCCTCAAAGAACTTCTTTAAATTATCAGCAGCTTTTTGTGCAGCAATTACTAATTCTGTAGTAGCTGAATAATTATGTTTTTTATATTGTTCTATAGCATCTTTTATTATTTTATCTACTTTCCAATCTTTAGGCATCATGTCTTCTTTTATCATTTTTAACCGTTCTTCTGGTACATATTCTTTATATACATTTAATCTATCTAAACTACACATAAAATATACAAATGTTAATTCTTTGATCGCCAACTTTTTATCTTTACTTTTATCTCTATTCCATACAACAGCATAAGCATCTATAACTAATGCTTCTGGTTGTATAACTAAATTATTTTCACTATTAAGTTCTATTAATTTATTCATGTTTGTCTTATTACTCTATCATTATTATGTGGGTCATCCCCATGATGTATATCTTTATACTCTTCTACACCACCACCTAATTCCCACCAATTAGTTTGTTTTCTTTCATCTTCATGATAACTAATATCTAAATCCGGTTCAGTTCTAATTCTAATTGTAGGAGCTATAGATGGGATATATTTAGGATATAATAATTTCATATTGTTAAATCTATTACCACACTCACATGTTTTAAAGTCTTCATCCATATTTTTTTGATTACCATAATATAGTATAGGGTTATTTTTAACCATTTTCTTTATATCATCATTATCATACTTATATTGTGGTTTATATCCCCGTTTACATATAAATTTATTACCACATTTACATTCATATAATGTATCTTCAGTCATACATTCTATAGATGTAGTTTCTTTAATATTATACTCTCTACCCCAAAGACTCACTATGTAATTTGTCATTGATTTTTTTGTATCTAAAATATTTATTTATTGCAGATTTATCTATACAAAATACTCCAAAATTAACTAATCTTGCATAATCATAAGTAGTACTATCTTCTAAATTAGTATTTCTAATATTATCTGCTATTAATGCAAATTGACTACGAACTATTATTCTAATTTCTGCTATAGGAATATTATGTACTTGTGCTAATTCTCTATATAACTTAATAACCCCTTCCTGTTCCTGTATTCTGTTAACGTCTGACATATCCTACCAATGGTTTATTTTTACTTAACAAATCTATTAACTTATCAACATTAATATTAACTATAAGATTACCAACATTCTCAACACTAACTTCACATCTAGTTTTATATATATTATTCTTATTTCGTATTATTTCACCAACACTTAATATTCTATCTGGTCTAACCCATATTCTACATTTAATATTTTTAGCTATTAACTTTTGAGTACCATCTTTTTTATTTCTAACTATATCATTTAATACCTGGAGTTGTACCATAGTTTATTTGTAAATTAATATTAATTTGATTATCTTTATCTGGATATACTATATAATTTTCATTTAACTCTTTACCTTGTATAATACTTCCTTGTAATCCCTTTTGTTTTCTAAATAAACTTATATTATTATTAAATGTACCTACATCTACTTTTAATCTATCCATCATTTCCTTTCGAATAACAGTACTAAATATAATTACATTTCGTTCTTCTCTAGTTAAATCTTTATACTTATTATTCTGATATAACAATTCAGCAAACATATATTGTTGTTGTCTAGTAAGTTCTAACTTATATAAAATATTTATTATTCCTATATATGATTTATAGAAGGTAAGTTCATTTACTCCTAATCGTACTTGTTTTACCATTATTTTCTCCAGTTATGTATTTTATTTGTTCTTTTTTCAACTTACTTCTATTATTAATTTCAGTTAATTCGTAAGTTCCAGTACTGCATAAATAGACTATATATTTTATTCCTGTACGGTTACATAGTCTATCTGCTAGTACTTTAACTTGATCTAATGTTAAAACCACATTTATTTAGTAAGAAAATCTTCTAATTCTGCTAACTCTACACCAGTTGTTTCATCTGTAATACCTAATCTGTTAGCAAATATAATAGCATCAGCAAACTTAGCTTCTTCTTCTATTTGTTCAGTAACAAACCATTGTAATTCTGCAAACGTTACTTTATCAGTATTAAATATTGCACTTGCTAATTTAGTATAATTATCTGTTACTACTTGTTCATGCTCATAAGATTTAGTAATAACATCTAGTAATGATTTAAATTCTTGTTGTGGTACAGGAATAACTTGTAACACTACTTTACCATTCCTATCATTAATATAATCTTCTAATTTTCTAGCATGACTAATTTCTTCATCACCATACTTACGATATTTATCTTTAGCTTTAAAGAATCCATAACAATCACACCAATTAGACATAGCCCAATAAATGTATGCTGATTGATATTCACCTTTAATTCGTTCATTAAGTAGTTTTTCTACTTCTTCTGATATTCTCTTTTTAAGTTCCATAGTTATTTAATTTTAATTGACTCAAATTCTTCTTTAATTTTATTAGCTTTTTCTTTATAGAAATTTATCATAAATTTCCACATTGTTTCACCCATTTCTTTATCTTTACTACCTATAGTATATATTCTTTTTCCTTTACTAAAAGCTCTATGTATTGATCCTTGTGTTAATGGATTTTCAACTACTAATTTATGATCTTCTACACATAAATTATCTTTAGCTACTAAATCAATTTTAATCATTCCTACTTCACCTATTTCTAAATACTTCTCATATTCTTTTACTACTTCAGAATAGGTTTTATAATCTTCACTTAATTCTTGTAATTTATCAAAATTTTCTATTTGCATATTATTTAATTTGTAATTATTAATTTATCAGTTAATTTAGTTTTACTAACTATTTGTACAAACTTATCTTGTACATCTTTTGGTAATGTTCTAAATAATTGAGTTAAGTTCTGTAGTAAATATTGTTTATGTTCATCTGTTAATTCTTCTTCAAATAATACTACTCTCTCATATTCTCCAGTCTCTTGATTAGTAACTATATCAAATGGATATAACATTAATCCTTCTTTTTGTGCTTTCTCGACTTTAAGTTGTAATTCTTGTTGTTTTTGTTCATTCATTATTCAAACGTTTATTTTTAATTATATTTATAGTATTTCTTAAATAATAATCTTCATCCATATCAGGTACTTCTTTTTGTAGTTGTTTATATGTGTCTCCATATTCTTTACTTGCTAAATCAATACTTATTATATTAGTGTTATTCCATTTAATTAATCTATCTAAATATTCTTTAGCTTTATTTAAATCTTCTAATTTAGTCTTACTATCTTTCTTTCCAGCACGTGTTATATATTTAATTATATTACCTTCACTAAACCCTAATTCATGTCTATTACAGAATTCTATTACATCAAATTCTCCTGCTTTATAATATTTAGGTTTATATAAACTATGAGATTGATTAATTATAGCTTTTTTAAAATCACTTTCAATTGTGATTAAATCTTCATCAATTATTTTAGTCTTTTTCAGTTTGCTCATTTATTCCAAATAGTTTTTGTTCAAAATTAGTTTCAAATATTGTTGGTGAACTTTTTTGATAATCTACATCATCTGTATATTGTATAATTTCATCTACACAATATTCATTTTCACCTTTTCCGTTAATAGGATATGTTGTTACTGGCATATTAAATTATTTGTTG